GAATCTGCTGGACGTTTCAGATCGGCCACAAAAAGAAATAATATACTATCAAAACTCAAGGAATTAGATGATGCCAATTAAAGAAGATATCATAAAAAGTTTTGGAGATAATATCGTTTTAACTGGAAATAGTATCGTAGACAAAAAGGTATTAACTATACCAGTAAGTCCAGCACTAGATATTATTCTTAATGGCGGAATTCCAGAAGGAAGTTTTGTAATTTTAACTGGCCAACCAAAAGCTGGTAAGACGGTCAGTTCTTTAGATTTTGCCGCAACCGCACAAAAACCAGAGTATGCTCACGGCCCATTCAAAGACGGCAGACAAGTGTATTATCTAAATATTGAAGGTAGATTGAAAAAGCGAGATCTAGAAGGCATACCCGGATTAGACCTTAGTAGGTTTCATGTAATAGGTAGTCAGCAAGGTAAAATTTTGCACGGAGAAGAGTATCTACAAATTGCTGAAAAAATTATTAATGAGGTTCCTGGATCAGTATTGATTATAGACTCATATTCTGCATTGTGTACAGAAGCAGAAATTACTAGTGACATGGATAAAATGCAAAGAGCCGATGGTGCGAAACTACTAGCTAAGTTTTGCAGAAAGGTGGCTAATGTTATTCCTGTCAATCAAAACGTGGTCATTGGTATCACTCACCTAATGGGTAATCCTACTGGTTATGGTGCCGAGTTTAAGGAGAAAAGCGGCCAAGCTATTGCTTATCAAACAGACGTAAAATTAAGAGTGAAAAGTTTTAAGCCTTGGACTTTGAGCGCTGATAATACTCAAATAGGCCAAGAAGTAGAATGGCAAGTTGTTTGTAGTGCTTTGGGTCCGCCGGGCGGCGTTATTACCAGTTATATTCGATATGGGTCTGGTATAGACAAGCATATGGAGGCCATATCGCTCGCCTCAGACCTCGGTTTAATCCAAAAGGGTGGGGCGTGGTATACTTTAATAAGTAGCAAGGATAAGCCAAAGTTTCAAGGCAAAGAAAAGGTCCGAGCTTACCTATTAGAGCATACCGAAGAGTATAAAAATCTAGTTGATAATATAAAGCAAACTATGGGAATAAAATGTTAGTTAAAGATTTGGATGGGGTTGGTCATAATTGGAACTTAACAGGAAATATGGCTAAGGGACGAATCGAAAATAGGTCTTCTTTGCACCTAGCCGCCCGAGCACTTATTATATCGGTATTCCCTACTCTTCAGGTGTTGGAAGAAGTGCCGATACCCCTAAGAAGATCAGATATTTTATATCTAGACTTTTATTTACCATTAAAAAAGGTATGTTTAGAAGTTCATGGAGAGCAACACTATAAATTTGTGCCGTTTTATCACAACAATATGTTGTCTTTCTTAAAAGCTCAAAAAAGAGATAGGGAAAAACAAGAGTGGTGCTCCATAAACGGTATAGAGTATATTTCTTTGCCATATAACGAAACAGTAGACCAATGGAGAGACAGGATATTACATGACTCAACGAACAACTAAAGAAGAAGTACAATATTGGGATACTATTCTTGATGAATATGAAAAATCTCTAGGATTAGGTAAATATTCTGATAATCATAATTTTACAGAAAGCGAGCTGAATGAATATCTTTCCATGAATAGGGATGCTATAGAAAAGTTGACACCAGAAGATTGTGCTCAAATAGCTTACCGTCTTGCACAATACGCTTTCTTTATACAAAGAACAATTAACAGAGAACTAGCCAGACACAACTGGGCAGACGAAAGCATTAAAGAAGTTATAGCGGATGAACTTAATAACTATAAAGGATATGGCTATGTAGAAAAATCCCTTCAAGCCATCAAACACAATGACAGAGCGACGGGATTGAATAATATTAAGAAGTATGCGAAGCAACGAGTAGACAGGCTGTCTTATCTAGCTAATAATATAAAGAATTTATCCGATGTTATAATGTCTGTACAAAAAAATAAGGTGAAGCATGGAACTTGATGGTGGCGACGTAAAACAATTATTGTCTATTTTACAGCAACTAGTAGAAAAGGTAACTGTTGCTAATAGTGGTTCTCAGCCAGAGACAGATAATACTGAGACAACAAAGACCACAAAAAGAAAAAAGAAAACTAACAAAAAAGAAACTGTTGATGACGAGACAGTACAAGATGAAGATAGCTATGAAGGATAAGAGTTTTCTTCCAAGATAAAAAGTAAAAATATATCAGTAAAACAAAGAGCAAAGAATAAGTTTGATGCTATGCCAGAAGCAAGGATGCATAAAGAAGATACTGCAATAGATAAAAAACTAATAGTATCTCCACCAACTCAAAGAAATAGGTCATATAAACCAGTGAAGGCCAGATGTAGGGTATGCGGTAGGGTGGAATCTGTTAATCCTTCTCTAGTAGATTCAGCAGATAGGTACAAGTGCAATAGGTGCTCCGCATCAGCGGGTTAATACAATGATACTATGTGATCCAGCCTCAGAGCGGGCGGTTTTAGCGGGAATATATACTTATGGAGAATCTGCTTATTTAGATATAGCAGATATTATCCAAGAATCATCTTTTACAATTGATAGTAACGCTATAATATTTAAGTGCCTAAAAAATATTTTTGAGAATGGCACAGGACCGCAAACATTAGACATAGACCTTATATATTCTACAGCACAAGAATTAGGGGTCGGACATATTCTGTCTAAGAAAGAAGAAGCCCAGCATCTTAAAGCTATCATCGATTTTCCTGTTAGTGTGGATAATGTTAGAAGATTTGCTGCTAAAATACGAAAACTAGAAATAGCAAGACTCCTGAGAAAACAGCTCGAACAAACTCAAGATAAGATATTAGAGGTAACTGGAAATGAGTCTATATCATCCATTATAGGGATAGCAGAAGACAGTATCTTTAATTTTACTTCTTTACTCAATGATACCGAGAGCGGGCCTGAGCAAATCTCATCATCCATAGATGAATATATTAAACACTTAGAAGAAAATAAGGTAGATCAGATAGGTATACCAACAGGATTTCCAGTATATGATAAAGCTATTGGTGGAGGCCTAAGAAGAGGCACTATTAATGTAATTGGAGCTAGACCAAAATGTCAGCCTTTGACCTCTAAAATTTTAACACCAACAGGATGGATAACATATAAAGATATAAAAAAGGGAGATATTATATGCCATCCGGACGGAGGAACAACGATTGTGTCCGATGTATACGAAACTGGATATAAAGATGTATATGAATTTATTTTTAATGATAATGCTAAAACAGTGGCCTGTGAAGAACATAGATGGAAAACAAAAAGTAGAAGATGGTCAAATTATCAAACTCTATCTTGGCAAGATATGCAGAAATTATCAAAAAATTGTCAAGATTTTTTATATGAACACGACAGACCTAAATGGCAGTTTCCAATAGCGAAACCAGTACATTTTGAGCACCAATCTAACTTTATAGACCCTTATCTGTTAGGCTTACTGTTGTCCGACGGGTGTATTACTCATTCTGTTGGATTCTCTAGTGCCGACATATTTATCGTAAATAAAATAAGTAGTATAGTCAAAGTCCACAACTACCATCTTAAAAAACACTCTAAATACGACTATACAATTACTAAAGGTTTAAGGGGACAAAAGAATATATACAAGGAAGAACTAAAAAAACTAGGATTATATGGTAAACATAGTTATATAAAATTTATTCCTCCAAATTATCTATATACATCTATAAAGGATAGGATAGCACTATTAAACGGACTAATGGACGGAGATGGAAGCTCTGATATTAAAGGTAATATAGAATATTCGACAACTTCTTATCAATTAGCTAAAGATATTGTGGAGTTAGTCAGATCTTTGGGTGGCTTAGCGACATTTAGAAAGAGAACAACAAAATGTAATGGTAAGTACTTCGACTCATATAGACTAAGAGCTTCTATTAATGATAATGGTATATGTTTTTCTTTACCAAGAAAGAAAGAACGATGCTCTTCGAGAACTAAACCAAATATAAAAAGAACATTAAAACAAGTAAATTTCATTGGAAGAATGCAAACAAGATGTATAAAGGTTGTTGCGTCAGACGAGATGTATATTACAGACGACTATATTACTACCAAAAATACCGGCAAAACCCTATTATCAGATAATATGGGCATTAACGTGGCTAAATTAGGTATTCCAGTATTAAATATGGATACTGAAATGCATAAAGAAGACCATATAAATAGAATCTTAGCTATGCTTACAGAGGTAGAAATCAATAGTATAGAAAATGGTAAGTTTTCAGAGTCACCAGACAAAAGAAACAAAATAGTTTCAGCAAGTGAAAAACTTAAAGAAATGAAAATTTATCACAAAAGTATTGCTGGTAAACCATTTGAAGATCAGCTAGCAATTATGAGAAGATGGCTAGTTAAAGAAGTTGGACTAAATGATGATGGTACAGCAAAAGACTGTGTTATCTTTTATGACTATCTAAAACTAATGGATAGTGCCGGAATAAGCCAGGATTTAAAAGAATATCAGGTTTTAGGTTTTATGATGACCAGCTTACATAATTTTGCGGTCAGATATAAGGTGCCAATCGTTGCTTTTATACAACTTAACAGAGACGGAATAACAAAAGAAAGCACAGATTCTGCTAGTGGTTCTGATCGTATTATATGGCTATGTAGTAATTTT